GCGCGTCGCGTCTCGCCGTCCACCTTTTCGGTCCAACCTGTCTGCGGAATAGCCATATCCCACCCGCAGATCGTTTCCGCGCCGGCGGTGGTTTTCTGGACGTTCCGTCTGTACACAAATTCGTAGGAAGACCGATATCCTCGGTAAAGCCTCGAGCCCCAAAATTCAGTCGCCGGCCTTGCCGTTACCCCTCGGAAAAGCAGCGTGCGGGGCTCAAAGTTCAATGACTTATAGGTTCCCGCGTTACTGTTGACCTTCCCGACGTGCTGGCATTTCGACGTTGGGTCGATGGTTTCAAACTGCTCTATCGAAAGAACGACAACTGGCTCAAGCCTTATGATCCCGTCGACGGGCTCCTTGTTGATGTTGACGGCCGCGACTCTCGCATTGTTTCCGCCGCCTGGCTCCGCAATCCACGTCCACGACGGCATCTCGGCCATTGATGTTGTGATGCTGATCTGCGCGAAACGTATGTCTGGCTCTGTGCTTCCGGGGTCGCCGCCGCCGCCGCCGCCGCCGCCGCCGCCAGCAGCAGCATCCTCTCCAGGGGTGGTTGCATACCGAGCCGTGACGATTCGCACCATGCGGCTGTCGCCGTCGGCCGCTACGCTAATACTGACGCAGGGAATGGGGTTTAAATTGTCAAGAACATCACCGATCGTCACACCGACCGCTTCCGTGATGTCAAAACTCTCGTTCGGCACTTCCAGAATGATCTTCCACTGCCGCTGCGCAGAGTCCGAGACTGCGCCTTGTTCGGCAGTTCTATCGAACGTCTTCCCCTGCATGATCTCGGATACGAGTTTTGGCATGGATCAGCCTTCTGTGATATCTACGCGGAGCCTGGCACCGGACGCACCAACGGCCTGGTACGTTGTTCCCGCAGCCATGCGGAACATCGCTGGCTCGCCGGCTCGCAGCGTGCAGAAACCGACAAAACTGCCACCGGCGGCTATTCCAATCGTCGCCGTCGCGGCCGTCGCCGTTGACAGGTTCCTCAGAAACGCCACGCCGACAGTAGACAGGTTGGCCGTGGATATCGACGTCGCCGCCGTCGACAGAGAGACGACGAACGAACTCATTCCCGCCTGCCCCATCGAGGCGGTGTATTGGCTGACAGCAACGCTGCCACTAAAGTTCTGTTTGTTTACGCGAATGGACGCCGCGTAAGTTAAGTCTGCCATCACATTCTCCTTGGGTTAGTTCGCCACGCCGACGCGCTGCTTGAGTTCGGTTATTGTTTTCTCAATCGTCTGGAGAGACTTTGACTGCGCCTTGAGTTCGAGCAGGTTCACGTCCTTGGCGGCGTCGTCTCCGCGCAGCAGCCTGCTCAACTCCGCGGCCCCCTGCTGGGTAGAGATGTCTGACACGTTGAGTGCGGCTCGCGACGGCCCCTGAAGGAGTGCGTTCTCGCGAGCGTCCGCGAGGGCGGCGAATGCTGGTGCCGCAGCCGCGATGGCGTTTTCGCGGATGTTGTTGATCTGCTCGAGCACCCGCCCCTTTGCTTCGTTGTCGATCAGGCCACCGCGGACGGCATTCTCGATCTCCTTGAGGTCTAATCCGTCTGCCAGGTTGATTTGATTGCGGTTGCGGATGAACTCCGGCACCTTCGCCAACTCCGCACCGAAAGCCTCATTGATGGCTGCGCTGGCGTCGCGAAGTTGAGCGTCAAGACCCAACGCCGCCTGCTGCTCTGGGGACTGGAGCAACTGCCTGCCGCGGGCCGCTGCGGCGTTTGTCTCAGCCAAGATCGCAGACACTTCGGCGGCTGCCTGAACCGCTTCCGCGCCGAGCTTGGCTGCGTTTGCGACTCGCGTTTGGGCCTCTTGCTGGAGTCGGAGGGCCTGCTCTTCTGCGGCCCGAACGGCCACGGCCTGCTCGACGACGTCGCGGCCGGCGGCGATCGGCTCCGCTCTGAGCCTCAGTTCATTTCTCCTAGCCTCGTCGACTCGCTGCTGCGCCGAACCAACGTCGCGGGACGCTTCGTCCGTGGCCTTGGCGAGTGCCTCGGTGAACCGTGAGAGAGCCGACGTGGAAGCCACGAGTGCGGCGATTTCGGTGTCCTTCTCAGCCAGCCCGGCGGCGACACGCTGGCGGTCTTGTCCCGTGAGGTTTTCTTGCGTGGCCCGGTCGATAAGGTTCTGTCTTTGCGTCAGGACGCGGTTGAGTTCAGTCGCGAACCCGCTGCCTTGGAGGCCGCTGCTTACGAGGTTTTGCCGGAGCTGCTCTGCTCGCTGCACGGCTTGCTGCTGCGGGCTCAAGGAGGAATCGCGACGAACGCGGTTCGCTGCGTTCCTGGCGGCGTCACGAGCCTGACGGCCGCCGTCGAGGTCGCCTTGGGCCGAGTCCAGTTCGCGGCGACGCAGGGTTGGGTCTGTGATCGTCTGCGCTTTACTTATCCTGTCCAGTATCGCGGCGTTCGCTGCGGCGGCTTCGTCGAGCTGGCCCGCGATCTCTACGGCCCCAGGGATGCCCTGCGAGATGGCTTCGATAAGGCTCTGCTGTGCATCTTGGAGGGCGACGCTCGCGTCGTTCGCAGTCGAAAGCAGAGACACTCCAAGGTTGTCAACCGCCTTCTGGAATGGGAGTTCAAGAGCCTTGATTATCGCATCAATACGGCCGACGTTCCTCTGGACTTCGACCTGATCGCTCCCCGACGCAAGGAGCCTCTCTCTCTCTTGCTGGAGAGCCGCCAGAGACCTCGCGATGCCCTCGTTGCCTCCAGCCGCAACAGCCGCCTGCTGGTCTCGCTGGGCTCTCTCAAGCAACAGGCGGGATTCGTCGATCTGTGAAGCCGCCGGCCCGCCGTCGTTGGTTAAGAGTGCCAACTCTTCTTCGATAGACCTAAAGATCGCATCAAACGCCTGCCGGGGGTCGGCTCCTCGAAGAAGGACGTTTTCCCTAGCGACGCGCTCCCGCTCCTTGGCCTGCTCCAACTGTCGCTGGCCGGCAAGAACGGTGGCTGGGTTGACTGCGGTGTCGATGCGTCTCTGCGCTACTGTTTGATCAGCACGAGCGCGGGCAACGTCAGGATCAAGTTGAACCGCATTCCCCTCTCTGGCTTCTTGCTGCTTCTTGGCAATTTCCTCCAACTGCTTGACGAATTCCCTCGCCTCTTGTGCAGGGGCAGAGAACGCCTTCTGGGCGATATTGTCTCCAAGGGACTTGAACGCTTCGGCCAGTTCCTCAACGAGTGTCTTCTGCCGCGAGAGTGCCTCGTTTAAGGCTTTTGTGGCATCTTCTGCCGTTCGACCGCTGTTCGCCCACTTGAGCAAGCCGAGGGCCGCCTGGCCGCCAATGACCGCCCCGAGGCCGACCAACAATCCAGTCGTTCCGCCAGCCACGAACCCAAGTTGCGTGATATTGTTGCTGACGGCTCTTAGCTTGAACTCAAGGCCGCCTGTCGACGAGAAGAAGTCGTCGACGGCGAACGCGGCTTGATTCAGGGCGAGGCTAAATTTATCTACGCCGCCCCTAGAAATGTCTCCGACCTTATTAAGGTCTTTGCTGATTTTCCTTTCAGAAAGTTTTGTAACGGCAGAGACGGCCGTAATTGCTCTCTTCTCGACAGCAGCGATACCCTTCTCGGCCGCGCCGAAGTCGCCCGACGCCGAGGCTGCTTGAAGCGCCTCTCGCAGCTCGTCGACAAGCACGGCGGCATTCCCGGCGTCGACTCCGGTCGCTATCAAAATCTGCCGCAGTGCAATGTATCTTGCCTCTGCTGCGGCTATTTTCGATGCGTTGAACGACTCTGCGAAAGTCTGCGTGAACCGCGAAGACGAATTGACGGCCGCCCCTAGTCTTCGCACTGCCGCGGCGGCGTTGTCGATCTGCTCCGCGGTCGCGTCGGGCGCGGCCTGGAGTTCAAGCAGGCGTGCGTTTGCTTCCCTGATGGCGGGGATAAACCTAGAGCTGATCGACGCCGGAAGTGAGTCGATCTGGCTCTTTATGCCATTGAACGACGACCGCAAATCCTCAACCTGCCGAGCCGGCCGCTGCGATTCGCTGACATCGGCGGCGCTGGAGCGAAGTTTGCTTACGTCAACGAACGGCAACGAGTCCGCGAGGTCGAACCTAGCCTGCCCCTGCCTTGCTGAGACCTCCCTCGCCGATTTCTGCACCGCATCAAGCGAGACGCCGATCTCTACGGCCGCCCGCTGGAGTTCCTTGGCGTCAACCGCTCTGGCGTTGACCTTGCCGATATCAATGAACGGCAGGGCGTCTGCGACATCGAACCGGGTCTGAGCCTGCGCTGATGAGACCTGACGCGCTGACTTCTGCACCGCATCGAGCGAGACTCCGATCTCTACGGCCGCCCGCTGGAGTTCTTTGGCGTCAACCGCTCTGGCGTTGACCTTGCCGATGTCAATGAACGGCAGTGAGTCTGCGAGGTCGAACCGGGCCTGCCCCTGCGATGATGCGACCTGACGCGCCGACTTCTGCACCGACTCAATCGAGGCTCCGATCTCTACGGATGCTCGCTGGAGTTCCTTGGCCGCCACGGCAGAAGAGCGTACAAAGCCAATGTCCACGAACCCGTCGGGGACTGCCTTCTGGGAGCGGATGATGTCAACTTGGCGAGCCAGTTCCGCGTTCTGCCTGCGGAATGCTTCCGTCAACTGGCCGACCGCTGCTTGGGCGGCAGAGGTGTCTGCCCCCGCCTCTTTGACCTGCTCGAGATACGAGAGAGCCTCGGCAGACCGCTGCGCTAAGTCGCGGACGCCACCGACAAGTTTCGATATGCCGGGGTTGGCCGAGAGCTGGTCTGGCGTGAGTCGCGATGCCTCGGCTTGCACGGAGGAGGCACGAGTTAATTCGCCTTGAAGCCGGGGCTGCTGAAAATTGAGTTCCTGGCCCGTCCGCAGGCCGTTCACCAGAGACTGTGCTTCACTAAGCCTGCCGATCGCCGCTGTGGTCTTTAATACGCGAGCCTCCAGCTTCGCGAACTCTGCTTCTCCAATCTTGGCCCCAGCATCAATCGCCTCCCCCATAGCGCCGGCTTCGTTCTGCGCTGCACTGAGGGCGGGGATAAACCCGGCTTGAACGGCCAGCGTGAGCCTGGCGAAGTCTGCCACTGCGGCTGCCAGTGGCTTGTTGATCTGCTCTGCTACGGATAAAAGCTGCCGCTCCTTCAATAGCGCGGCGTCGAGTTGCCTGGCCTCAACGTCAATCGCGATCTTCTTGATGCGACTGCCATCAAGGACGCTGAGTTTTTGAATCAGCGTGTCGAGCCTGCTGGCTTCGACCTTGACCTGGGTCTTGACGACGAAGTTGTCGACGCTGCCCAACTCAGCCCGAAGGTTTCGTATGCCTTCGAGTCCGATGTTGTCGAATAGGTCTAGGTCGACCTGCCGGAGCCCCTGAAGAGCCGTCTTGACCTCAGTGATCGTGCCAAGGCCACTGTTCTTGACGACGAGGTCGATTTCCTTCTGATCCGTCAGGCCGGAGATGGCCCGCTGGAGTTGCTCGACCGTGCGGATGCTCCCGTCGAAACCCTTGAACGACAACTTAAGCGACGCAGCGTTCTGCAACGCCCGCTCGAACTGCTGCACTGGCGTCAGGATCGACTGGAAGGACTTCTGCGCCTCGCTGGAAGCCCGCTTCAGCGACTGCTGGATCGTCTGGGCAAACGCCTTCGTCTGATTCGCGGAGTCGTTGAGCTTACGGACGTAGTCGCCCGTATTCGCTGAAACGACTGCCGAGATTTTGCCGAGGTAACCGTTAGCCACAATACTATCCCTGAGAAAGTTGCTTGAGTTTCATCAGTTCGGCAATCATCTGCGCTCCAGTTTGCTCCGCACGAACGGCAGTCGGAATAAAAACCGACTCCTCTGGAACATCGCCTCGCTTGTAGTTACCGGACGCGCACATGACGATGCGGCACAGCCTCGCCGTCTGCTGCCAGTGGTCGGGGAGCGGCCACCGCTGGTCGTAAGCAAACCACTCAGTCAACTCCTGGCTGTCTGTCTCAGCCAGGAGTTGCTTTACCGTCTTGCCGAGCGCGAGTGCTAGTTTGAAGTAGAACCTTCGCTCTGGTCGCTCGGCGAATCTTTTCCCAGCGCATCAACGTCCTCGCTGCGGAACGCATTGAAAGACCATGCTTTGTCGAAAAGACGGTTGATAACGGCCGAGGACTTCTTGCCGAGGTCGGCCACTTCCTTGTCCGTAAACAGCCGCTCGCCGTTTTCGTCGCACAGCGTCAGCACGAGGAACCGCGGCCGGAAGTTCTTCATCTTCTCGCTCGCATAGGCATCCTCGAAGAGGTCGCGGTCGGTGCCAGAAAGCGTCTTGATGTAGATGTCGCCGTTCCACTCTGGGACGTGAACCTTCTCAGTCTTAGTGTCCGCTGCCGAAAGAATCGCCGCTTTTGTCAGTGCCATCGTTACTCCTGTTAATTATCTGCATAATCAGTCAAAACAAATCTCGCAGTGCCGCGGATTACATCAGCCACCCGCGCCTCCATCGTTGCGCTCTCACACAGCGCCTTTAAGGACGATCCGACGGCCGCCGTCCCCGTGATCGACAAGTCTCCGTATGTCCCGACGAGAGTCGTCGGGTCGACGACTCCAAGCACGTCGATCTCAACGGTGCCTGGGGATAGTACGTCGCCGGTCTTAACCATCTGCATTGAGCCGAGGGTATCGTCAACATCCGTCATGTTGACAATTTCCGGCTGCGGCGAGGTCACGCGAATGGCAGTGACCGTGTAGGCCGTGCTGTTGAAGGTAAATGTCGTGCCGTTCGCAAGCAGCATGGAACTCGCCGCCTAACTTGCGCTCGTGTACGCGATATTCGCCGAGTACCGTGCAATGTCTGCGACTTGAAATGTCTCGGAGACATTGAGCACGGTGCAGTTCGACAGCACGATTGGAAACGATCCCGTGATCGTCACTGTGCCGTTCGCACCGGCCGCGAGCGAACCGCCGATGTAGTCGATCTGCACGGTGTTTCCGCCGCCGGAGCCGGCGGGCGCCGCCCACGTCAGGAGGGTTGGCTCCTCTTTGTCGGCAGGGGATTCGAGGGAGGCAACGGAGATGCGGGGAGAGTTGTCGCCGCCACCAGACGAACTAACAGACACTCTCGTGACTGTCAGCTTTGTGCTGTTCCACTGTACGGTCGTCCCTTGAGAAAGAACTGCCACGAGACTTGCTCCTCAAGTTGTAAACGAGATACTGACCGAACCGCGAACTAAGTCTCCGACGGCTGCGCCGGCCGTTGAGGAGACTACCGTGGCTGCGGTCGAGCTGATGCTGAAGGGGCCAGCGATCGTCAAGGCGCCAGACTTGCCTGCCGTGAACAATGCACCGCCGAAAAAATCAACATCGACTGTGTTCGGAGCGCCGCCGCCAGTCGGCTGCCAGACTGGTAGGTAAGGCTCCTCGAAGCGAAGCGTGGCGGTGCCGTTAGCCTGCGTGATCACCGAGCCCAGGTTCGCGACGGAGACTCGCTGCCTGTTGTTGGCAGTAGAGTTCTTATTGACAGTTATCCGCGTGATCTCGCTGATGCCAGTCCCGCCGTCAAACGTAACGGTACATCCACCCGTGTATAGGGTTGCCATCTACAATCCCCTTACTGATTCAGCACTAGGCAACGCGGAATGTCGCGCTACCGGAAACAAGGGCGCCGACGGAGCCGCCGATGCTGGCCGACGCGACGGTCGCGTTGCCGCTGAAGGAGAACGGCCCGCTGATGCTGAGTGAGCCCGACGCGCCTGCGGCGATGATGACTGACGAGATGTAGTCGACCTGCACTTCACGATCAGTCGCGAATCCGCCGACGAACTCACGACGGCCGTTAGGGCCGATGCCGAGGTGCGTGCCGTCGATGAGGTCTTGCGTGTCATTGACCTGAACCGAAGTAACGGTGAGGTTGGAGCCGCCGAACGAGAAGGTGAGTCCCTGTGCGGAAATGCCAGCCATTTGTTTGCGCCTCCTTGCGCCGAAATCTTGTCGTGTAGGTTACGAGGTGGCTTCTTCCCACCTGATCTGGAACAACTGTCGCACTTCGTAGGCCGGTGGGAGTTGAGCCCCGACGGCCGTCGGATCGAGGAAGTCGTCCGTTTCGGACATCAGCCTCATATCTTGTATTGTAGCCCCAGCGAGTGTGCCGGTGTGTCCATCCAGAGCGAGGCGCACCTCGTCGGCGAGTTCCCTCGCGCCGTCGTAGGAGAGCGCCCACGAGGCAATCTGGAGGTTTACAAGCGGCATGAACATCGGCCCAGACAGATGGCTTTCGCGGGTGATGTTATTCCGCTTGTAAATACAGAACGGGAGCGTCGCATTCTTCGGGACGGCTATAGGGTAAATCTGGAGGCCGATCAGCCTCGCGACCCCAGGGGAGGATGCCAGTTTCAGGTAGACGTGTTTCTCTGGGGAGATCAGCATGGTCAGCCTCCGCGGGCGTTGATTTCCTTC